ACTAATTTATAATTACTTAATACTTTTATTAATTAATCTATATATAGTAATTAAAACATATATGTAATTTATGTTATAAAATTAAGATCATATTCTTAGCTATACAGGTTAAACTTGTCCAATTATTTTTATTAAAATTTTAAAGTCAAAATATACTTTTTTTAAACAAATTCCCTATATAAAAAAGTATAGGGAATTTTCAAAAATACACCATGCAAATCCCCTATATAGGAAATTGAATTGTCAAATACTGATTTTTACTATGTTTATAGCACTTTTTAATGTTATGAATTTATGTAGGAATTTATCGAACATTAGCACCCAAGTTGATAATTAAGCAGAAAAAAACTAGCATTCTATTGAAATGCAAATACTTTATGAAAGCTTGAATACTATGCTAAAAAGTATAGGGAATTTTATAAATATAAAAAAGCTCTAGGATTAACCTAGGGCTTTTGGCTTGGATGTTTATTTATATTTTTCATTAAGCAATTTATCTAAATCTTTATTAACATCTTTTTGATTCCTTTTTTTCATTCTATCTAGCTTAATACTGTCTACAATAATTCTTAAATTTTTAATAGTAATAAATAGATAATACAATGTAATAACTAATAGCATTATTTCCAATGAATATAAATAATTAATTACTATTTTATTAGTTATATATTTTTCGGATATTATTACATTTATTATAGACATTGTTATAGATCCTAAACTATATACTATCCCATTTTCAATATTATCGTATACTCTTTTTAAAGCACCAGCTTCTTCAAAGAACTGTATTATTGTTTCATTTAAGAAGCCTAGTAACATAGATAAAGAAGTTAATAGAAAACCAGTAAGTACAGAGTTTGCAGTAATTAAATTAAAATGATTTACTTTTATAGATTCAACATTTGTTACTAGACTAAGTACTCCATTAATCACTAAAACACATATACACTTTTTTAAAGTTTTCACATTTTCACCTTCTTATAAATTTATTATTTTATATATTCTAATACCTTACTCATATTTGCTTCATATATATCTTTCATCTTATTGTATACTTGTTCAGCCATTTCATCTAATGTTAATTTTATAATTAAATTATCCTGCTTTTTATTATTTGTTATATTTATTGGATACGTTACTTCTTCTTCCTTAAAAGAATAGTCCTTACTACCTAATTTTCCTGACCTACCATTAAATACAACAGTATCTTTTATTTCTTTAGCACAATCTTTGAATGCTTTTATAGTATATTTTATTTTTTCTGGCAATTTAGTCAGAGGAACTTTAGGCCTATTCTTTATCTTTATTTCTACTTGAAACACATCCAATTCTTCTAATGCTTTTATTTGCTCCATATCTAAACCTAAGTTATTAAGTACACGTGCACTAGGTATATTATAAGTATACTCTATTCTTCCTAGTCTTACTCCATCTTCTTTAAATGACTCTATCATTTTTTCAGTTAATATGTTTTTGTATTTTATTGATACTTTTTTATTGCTTATTTCTTTAGGTAAAAATGAATTCATCATATCTATAAATGTTTTTATAGATGGTGCAAATTGTCCAAATAACTCTAGTATAATCCCATTTCTCTTATCAATTAATATATATGTGCATATTTCTATATCATATTTTTCCTGTTGTTCTTTACTTAAAATTTCTTCACTTATAAATGTTTTCTTATTTCTTTTTAATGCACCTTCTATTTCTTTTTGTCTACCAATTCTAAAAAACATATATCCATCTTCTACTTCTATTTCATTAACTTCTTTTAATAATTCTAATGAATAATTGTTCCCACTATCTTGGAAAATGAACACCTTATTTCCATTTTCAAATTTAGTTACATTTTTTTCTTTCTCACTAAACATATTATTAATAATTTTGAATAATTTTTCTTTTTCACATATTGTATTATTCATCAATACATCATATGTATAACAATACATCTTTTTCCCATTAGCCATTTTAAAATCCTCCATCTATGTGTACTTGTATTCCATTTAATATACCAGTATAATAGAGGTATAAATAACAAAATACGCTTGATTTTTAGAAACTACTGCTGATTGGTCGTCAAAGTAGTTTCTTTTTTATTGTATAATATTTTCAATAAGTAGACAAGCTTTGCGAAAAATAAGAAAAACCGCTGGATTTTCTCCAGGGGTTAAATTATCTTAAACAAGTAGCTTTTTTAGGTATCCAGGCTTTAACACCTTCTATGTCTAATAAATAAAATTCTAATTTTTCATCTATAGCGGTTACTAATTGATCTCTATAGAAATATTTTGAAATATTTATAAAATCATCTTTGGGTTGAATAGCAGCAGCATCCATAATCATTCTAAGTGGTAATGGCTTAAAGGTAGGAGTTTGAGATTTCGAATTAGATATTGTTTTATTGCTTATTGCTTCTGAAATTGCTCTTCCTATGCTATCATAGCCTATCTTATTATATATCCTAACATCTTCTTTTGATTCTACAAAGCAAACTTCTATTATTATTGCGCTCATTTTTGTATTTCTAATTTCATACAATCGTTGAATAGTTAAACCATCTTTAATCCCTCTATTTTTAAATCCTAAAGAGGTTAAGTTATTTGTTATTCTACTTGCTATAGTTTTGGCTGTTGAGTTATTGGTGTTAGTCCATGTTTCTGTGCCTAAAGCGCCATCATATGAATTATAAGCATTATTAAAATGAATAGAAATAAATAGGTCAGCACCCCAATCATTAGCCTTGGAAACACCATAGTTAAGGTCTACATTTTTATCTACATTTCCAGGGGTAACATCTAATACCTCATGTCCTTGTTTTCTAAGATAATTAATAGTAGCATCTTTTACTTTTCTATCTTCTGTTGTTTCATCGATTAAACCTCGTGCACCTAATGCTAAAAAATTATGTCCACCTCGTATTGCTATTTTCATATTATCATTTCCCTTCATATCGTATTTTTCTAAATTATATCTGTTTATTAAACTAATTAACTGTTCTTTATAATCTGGTGCTGTACAATAACCACCTGCAACTATTGCATCTATTTGTCCTTCATGATTTGTTGCTTTTAAGATACCTTTATCTATATATCTAGATTTAAGTAAGAACCTTGCATGATCTTTTATACTTTCATCTAAACTATCATAAAATCTAAACTTACTTTTAACATTAATTATTCCGGATTCAGTATATTCATTAGAATCATACAATACTATTTTCCCTATCCAATTATCACTAGCTTTTATACCAAAATAATTATTATACTTAGACGCTAACTCACTCTGACCCCACCCTGATTCTAAGATAGCCTGACTTATTGTTACACTAGCAAAAATCTTATATTCTTTTTGAGTTTTTATTGCTGCATCTTTGACTTTTTCAATAAATTCTATTTGGTCCACTTAATCCTCCCCCTTTTTAGCTTGTTTATACAACTGGTTACTTCCTATAGCACAAAAAGAACATATCACACCTTCCAGTATACTTGTAGCATTTAAACCATCTACAATAAGACTAAATGTTATTCCAACAACTAAAAGTATCCAGGGGATTATATTATCTTTAACTTTAGAGTTTTTTAAAAATATACCTATAACATAAAGAGCAGCTACTAAAATAAGCAACTGCTCTGGAATAAATTTAATTAAATTCATAAGAATCTCTCCTTTATTTTTCTAATTTTTCTTCTATCTTGTCTACTGTATTTTTTACATTTTCAAGCACATTAAATTTTTCAGTCAACTTACTGATTATTTCTTGATATTTATTTTCTCTTTTACTGTTTTCCTTTAAAACATAAAAAAGTAAATAAGCGAAAAATACTGCAAATACCCCTTGGGTAGCTACCATTTTTATAACTTCATTTTCCATCTAATCCTCCTTAAATTAAAAGAAGCCCTAAAAGGACTTCTTTAAGATAATTTTTTATATTCTTGTTTTAATGTACTGTTATCTAATTCTGCGTAAATCATAGTTGTATCTACACTTTCATGGCCCATTAACTTTTGTATTACTGTTACAGGCATGTTGTTATTAAGTGCTACTGTAGCAAAAGTATGTCTTAGTAAATGTGGATAGACAGATTTATTTAATCCTGCTCTAGTTGCTATTTTATTAATTTCTAATTGTATAGATCTTCCCCCAAGCTGTTTATGTGGTTTTCTGGTGGTAACAAATAAATATGGACAGTTATCATTTCTATTATTTAAATATTTTTCTAAAAAAATTTTTGCTTTAACAGTAAAATAAACTGTTCTTTGTTTATTTCCTTTTCCAATTACATTTAGATTAAGTTCATTCCAATTAATATCTCTAATTTTAATGTTTTTTACTTCTGATAATCTACAACCAGTTGCAAATATAAATTCTAGTAGTGCTTTTTCTCTAAGACTTTTGCATGCATTACGTAGTAACTCTAATTCTTCTAGTGTTAGAGAATTTCTTAGACGTTTTCCAACCTTAGGACTTTTAATTTTTTTAGTCGGATTTTTAATAATTAACTCTTCATCTTCTAACCATGCGAAAAAGCTTTTTAAGATAGCTATTTTATTCGCTAAAGTACTTTCTTTTTTATCTTTACAAATATAAGATAAGTACATTCTTATATCCATTGTAGTTACAGTATTTACAGGTTTTATAATTGTTTGTGCTAAATCTTTCAATTTCTCTTTTATAGTTTTTTAGTG